GAAGTAATCGGCAATATTTACGATAACCCCGAACTTCTTCATAATGGAGATTGAAATTGAATGATTACTTCTATTGCATAGCCGAGTGCGATTGCATAAACAAAGGTAAATTGCAAAAGGTAACACAAATAAAGTTCGAGAACGGCAAAACGATTAAGTACAAGTATTACGCTCAACTTTGTAAAAATACTTCTCGCGATTGCACTTGTCGTTATCGAATAAAAGATATAACTTATTTTGACACAAGGAAGGAGTAAAAATGGCTAAAAAATTTATCAGAGGCTTATATGAAATTAAGGATAAAATAAATAATTTGGATAAATTCGTTAAAATCAACAAGGCAGTGTTTGATGAGTTGGAGACTTTTGGGAATAACAACGGTGTTGGGTTTAATATTGGTACGGGGTATGACGGCACAATATTGTGTGAATACAATGTGGTTCGACCGACAATAAAGGAATGTGAAACGGCATTATCGGGATTTAAGTATCGATTAAAAATGATTTTTAAGAAAATCGAAAGGCGTTATGAGGGTCGCGGAGATAAAATTTTTTAAGGAGTATATGTATGAACAAAGAACAGAAGATTGAAGAAATGCTAAAAATAATGTGTGAAGAATACGGCAAACAATGCAATGAATGTATTGTTGAGACTTGTTCAAATGCAGTTATAGCCGATCGGCTCTTTGAGAATGGCTATCGAAAAATCCCCGAAGATAACATTCGCGAAACAGTCGAAAAGCCCATAGATACGCAGAAAAGAGAATATGAAAATATCGACGATATAGTACGCGGGTTCGTCGTTAAAGACGGCAAACTTATGTATGTAACGAATATCCTCGACGGGTGCAGACACGAGTTTAAGGATATTTACGAGATATGCGACGAACTGAACAATAATATGAAAGAAATCGATAGGCTTATGGAGTTAAATAATCATTTACGGTTTCAGTTAGAAGAATGCAAAAAATCGACCGTCAAAGAGTTTGCGGAGAAGTTGAAAGCAAATAGTGTTGAAACAAAATCACCCGAATGGGGTTTTATGGATGTTATAGACGTAAACGAAATCGATGAACTATTAAAGGAGTATGAGAAATGAAAAGAGTAGAAATTAACGAAATAATATTTAAGAAATTGATAGACGGCGTAAAACATTGTGTTTCAAAAGACGACAGCCGTCCGATATTGCAATACATACAAATCAAGGTCAAAACCGATACAATAACGGCGTATGCGCTTGACGGGTACAGAGCGGGCAGAGTGGAAATTAAAAATACTTGTCCGATAGACGAGGAATTTACTTGCCTTATAAAACCTTTTACGGTCAAAACAAGTAAGAACGGAACAAACCCCGTTGTTATCGAGCAATCGGACAAAAAGACCTTTGTCGAGGTTATGACCGAATACGGAGTGTTAAGATACGGCTTCGATATTCCGAACGACGAATTTTTCGACCTTGAAAAAGTATATGCCGCCGCAAGACCACACGACAGGGAATTAGGTTTGCCGCCACGATACGTTATAGACGCAATGAAAGCCTTAAATGGTATATGTTTGTTTGGCGGCGGAAAAAGTTATGCCGTTTTTGACAGTAAAGAAAATAATAAAGAAGCATTTATTATCCGAGCAAAAAACGAGAACATTACAAACGAGCAACTTATTTTACCCGTAATGATTATCGAGGACAAAAAATGATTTTAGCAAGTCTTAAACCTTATTACTACTATTTAATAGGGGAAAGAAAGAAAACTATCGAGGTAAGAAAATCGGCATTAAAAAATCTGCCGCAAGACATAGTTTTTTATATGAGCAAGGACGAAAAATCTTTTGCGAAGATACCGAAAGAGTTTCAAGAGAAATATCGCAAGTATTTCGGTAAAATCGGGATGAGGGTTATATGCGATGAGGTAGACAAGTGGAAATATTTGCCTGACTGTTATAGCGAAGATAAAGACGAAAAAATGTATTATATAAGTTCGGCAGACGGAGCCGCCGCTTGTTTGACTTATGACGAAATTGAAAACTACGGAGAAAGCAAAACCCTTTACGGCTGGCATATATCCGACTTAAAGATTTACGACAAGCCTCGTGAGTTGAGCGAGTTTAGAATATCTTGCAATCGCAAAAATCTTTGTTATTCTTGCAATAGATTTACGGGTAAGCCGTGGGATATTTGCAATAGCACAATAACCCGTCCGCCGCAGTCGTATATGCGCGTCAAAGAGTTAAAAGAGGTGTAAAATGTGTGATTTATATGACGATATATTAGACTGTCCTCACGGCGATTGTGAGACGTGTACTTACGTTCAAGATTTAGGAGAGTAAAAATGCCGACGAGAAATGAATTAACTCAATTACAGTCTTTACCGCTTGAATTAAAGGTAATGCGTACTCAACAGCGCATACGCGAATGGGTGCAGTATTACGGCGTAGACGGCGTTTACGTTTCGTTTTCGGGCGGTAAGGATAGCACGGTGCTGTTGGATATGGCAAGGAAACTATATCCAACGATAAAAGCCGTTTTTATCAACACCGGGCTTGAATATCCCGAAAATCAACAATTCGTTAAAAGTTTCGATAATGTTGAAATTTTAAGACCGGCAATGCGATTCGACGAGGTTATAAAAACCTACGGTTATCCACTCATCAGCAAAGAGGTAAGCGAATGCGTTAGTCAAGGACGAATAGCATTGACCGGCAATCGATACCCGTATCGATTGCAAAAACTATTCGGCACGGCAAAGGACAAGAACGGGAATGAAAGCAAGTTTAACAAAACGAAGTATGCGCCGTTGCTTTTTACAGACTTCAAAATTTCGCATATGTGTTGCAACGTGATGAAAAAGAAACCCGCCCACGAATACAGCAAAATCACGGGTAAAATGCCTATGACGGCGCAAATGGCAGAGGAAAGCCAACTGCGCGAGCAGCAGTGGTTACGCAACGGGTGCAACGGTTTCGAGATGAAGTCGCCGATAAGCAACCCTATGAGTTTTTGGACGGAGCAAGACGTTTTGCAATATATAAGGCAAAATAACTTGCCGATTTCAAAGGTATACGGTGAAGTTGTAGTCAAAGATCCTGACGGGTATCAATACGGCACAACTCTTTGTAGTTGCGGAAAATTAGGTACTACTGGGGCGAAACGGACAGGCTGTATATTCTGTATGTATTCCGCGCACTGCAAAGGCGACGAAAGGTTTTTACTGCTCAAAAAAAATCACCCGCGTCAATACGAGTATTGTATGGGCGGCGGGGCTTACGATACCGACGGATTTTGGAAACCTACCAAAGACGGGTTAGGTATGAAACACGTCATAGACGAAGTAAATAAAATCTACGGCGAGGGTTTTATAAAATATTAACGATACAATCGCGGGGCGGCGCGTTTGTAAATAAAAAAAACACAGCAAAGAAATTTCGGTATTTAGTCGAGAGAAAGCCGCCCCCTTTTTCAAAAAAAAAATTAAGCATTAACTAAAAAAAGTTACACAACCTCTTGACAAATTTGTAATCGTGATGTAATATGGTAATGTAAATTGAATATAGGCGTTTTTATACGCCGTTGTAAATGACACTTTGATAGCACGGAACGATAAAGGTTTCGGAACTCGGGCAATGGGTTCTTAATTGCTTATGTGCCGCTTGGGTTACTCTTGTAAGAACAAGGGCATTGTGTCGTTTACGCAGATTGTCTTTATAAGCCTTGCGAGGTAACACTCGCAGGGCTTTTTTGTTATTTTTCGCAGGAGTAGACATGGGCGTGAAAAAACAAGTCAGAAAGACGAGTACAACCGAATATTTTTGTCACTTTTGCGGGGCTAAACTCTCGGAAGAAAACAGCCGATATGAAGGCTCGCCGTATTGTTTAGATTGCGAAAATAAAACCTATAACGAGTTAAAGCAAAAGAACGGTGAATCGTTGGCTTTGTTTTTCACTTGCCTAAAATACGACGTTCCGCTTTATCCGTTAATCGTGACTGATGAATTGTTTACGGCGAACGACGTTTGGCTTGCCTATATAGATTTACTCAATAAAAACAATAAACTCTTCATCGGCGAAAGGTTGGCGACCTTTTCGGACGGCGAAACAAACCTCTTCCGGATATTCGGCAAGAATATGCAGGCGAAAGATTTTTCGGAATTTTGTAAACGCGAGAAAGACCGGCTTGACAGATTGCCGGGAACGGAGGAGCAACGCGAAAAGTGGGGAACTCGCGACCTTTGGCAAAGTTTTACGGTTACTTCCGAAGTGTATAAAGAACTCGATACGCAATACGACGCTATGATTTCGCGTTATAAAGGCGTTACCGTCGACGAGACTATGGAGAACAATATACGACGCGTAGTAAAGTTGAGGGTCGCGCAGGATTATTTACAATCCATTGGCGACGCCGGCAGTTTCGATAAAGTCCAAAAGTCGATTGATAACATTCTTGCGTCAGAACAGTTGCGAAAGAAAGACGAAAAACCCGTCGAGGCGTTACGCTTGGATTCAATGGTTTTGGCGTTGGAAAATGCAGGGCTTATGGAAAGCGGTAAACTGCTTACTTACGACGAGTTGGTAGAGGTATTGAGAGACAAGTTCGCGAAGTCAAAAAAATACAAATATTCGCTCGACGTCGCAGACCAAGTAATACTCGATATTATGAACTCCATGCGTAAAAACGCCGATGAACCGACCTTAATCAATCTTCCCGAAGAGTACGCGGCGGTTGACGAATACGGTGAATTTGAGGCGGAAGAGACAGAGCAGGAGAAAGAGGCAAAGCGTTACGCAGGGCTTACGAAAGTGCAGATTGAAAAGCCCCGAAAGAAGAAAAACGGCGGTGAAGAGTAATGCCGACGGGATATTACAGCGGTCAAGGGAAAAAGTGGTCGCAAAAACGCGGACGTTGGGAAACCGTAAATAAGGAACAGGCTTTCGATTACGATAATGTCGATAAAGACGCGTGGGCTTTGCTTATAAGTTTTTTCAGATTTTATCCCGACTTTCTTTTAGACCTATTGCGATCGCCGAATGCGCCTTACGGGTTGGAACTTCCGCAAAGAATAATGTTAAGGGTTCAGGCTAGATACCAAACCACTTACATTACGGGCGCAAGAGGTATAACGAAAACTTTTGTCGTTCTGGCAGGTAAAGAGGTCGACGGTGTTGTTTACCCGGGCGAACGAGTAAGGTATTTCGCGCCCAACCAAAAGCAGTCCGCCGCTCTTGCGTCTCAGGCGTTTGCCTCGGTTGAAAAGTGTTATCCGCTGCTTGCAAGTTGGTGGAACAAAAACAACGACCGCGACGCAATGTTTAAGATAACGACCAACAACGGCAGTGAGTTTTCAATGTACGCTCCGCGTGGTGACAATTTCGGTTCGTTAATCGGCGAAGAAATAGCCCAAGAGGGCGAAGACGGATTTGACTTTACGACATTTGAAGAAGACGTTAAAAAAGGTCATAGACTTACGAGAACGGTCAACGGAGTAAAGGACAGAACAAGAATACAGTTAAAGCAATCGTATATCTCGAATGCCGCGTCAAGGCAAAATAAGGCTTTTACGGTTTATAGAGCAATGGCGTTAAAGGCTATGAAATACGGTGATAAATACGACGGCTTTTGTATGGATATATCGTGGATTTCCGCTTTGCTTTGTAATTTGCGAGACATTGCCTATTACAAAAAAGAACGCGAGACCTCTTCTACGGAAGTATGGAAACGCGAAATGGAAGTCTTATATACGGGTACAGGCGAAAACCCAATGCTTACCGATGAGATTTTGTCTCGTAGCAGAGTGTTGAAATCAATGGAAAGCGGACATTGCGGAGACCCAAACGCGGTCTATGTCGTTGCTCACGACGTTTCTTACGAAGAGGGTCAACGAAATGCACTTTGCGCGGACGTTGTATGGAAGTGTACAAGGTTCACGACAGAAACAAAGCGCGATAAATACAAAAAACAAGCGGTTTGGGTAGATTCGTATCGACCGCCGCATACAGAGGCTTTACAGGCGCGAAAACTTAAAGATTTATGGCTTAGGTTTTGTATGGACGGCGGACAAACGACATATATAGTCGTCGACGCCCGTGCTGTCGGTAAAACGGTCGTGCAGGAACTTATGAAACCTACGAACGACGGAACGCCCGCGCTATGCTGCTATAAGCATTGCGCGTATACCGAAATCGAACAGCCTAACGCTTTGCCCGTAATTTATCCGCTTAAAGCGACAAGAGCGGGCGGAACGGATGACGAGGGCGTAATGATACGATACCTTCAAAAAGAGTGGGAACAAGGTAATATCGAAATCCTTATACCCAACGTTCTTGACGGAGTAGAGGCGTACAAACTCAATCACGGCATAAAAGACAACTTCGACGACGGTAAAATCGCGTTGCCGTATAAGCAAACTAACGGCTGGGTAGAAGAGATTCAGAATCTCGAAGTCAAACCGAGCGGAACTTCGGTAAAAGAGGACAGAAAGCATAAGACGATACAAAGAGATAGACACTCGGCGGCAAAATACGGGTTAAGGCTTATATCAATGCTTGAAGATACTCTTGTCAAGGAGACATACAAACCGAAATCCGATTGGGATAAAAAGATAGACGAGTTTAAGCATAGCGGGTATATGCCGCAGATTAAACGACAAAATAACAAAGTTTCCAACTTGCTTTCGTTGCGGAGAAGATAAATGAAGAAGTACAAATTATACGTTTCGACATATCGTAAACTGCCGAAAGAGGTTGAATACACTTATTTTAATCCGACCGACAGCGGCTATATGCTTGCATACCACTATGAGCCGATTGACGGAATGAAAGAAATTCCGACGACGAACGAGGGGCTGTTAAAACCCGAGGAGAGACGGTGGCTTTTAGGCGTAAAACTTACCGTAAATGCCGAAACGATAAATGATTCGGCTAACGATATAAACAAGGCTTTAAGCGAGTTTTTAACGGTTTTTGAAAAGGAATTAAAGGCACAAGCCGACAAAGAAAAAGGTAATTAAAGGATATGGCAAAAACGACTACGACACAACTTAATAACGACGAAAAAAGGGAGAGGCAGAAAGCCCAAAATCGCGAAAGGGTTGCCCGTTGTCGTGCCAACAAAAAAGCGAGAGAGCAAGCCGCAAAAGAGACGGGTGCGGTTAAGTCCAATTCGGCACAGACCGGTAACGCCGTACCGAATGTAACTTCTTTTTCGCCTATGCTAGACCGTTTCAGAAGTCTTATGCAAAATTACGGCGGTGCGCTTTCTGCCGAGGGATTCTTCTCGGCATTCGGAAGGGCGGGCGGTTATTGGGCAAATATGCCTAGCGTTCAAAACCTCAGAATGAAAGGCATTCAATCTTTACCTGCCGATTATAACAAGGACGACATTGCCGAATTTCTGCGTGCGCCGTATCAAAACGAAATTGCGTTAAGACAGACGAGTGAAACGCTTAAATGGACGGCTTATCCGTTTTTCAAGATAATAAAAACCTATCAGGATATACCGACCTATCGTTATTACTTCAAGCCGCAATACATAGAGGCAGAAGACGCCCGGGCAAAAGATTTTAAGCGTGAGGCAATATTGCTCGATAAACTCAATAAAGAACTTTGCCCGGACGCTCAGGCACACCGAATAACGGGTGAGTCATTAACGCAGGGTAAAGTAGTTTATTACCCCCGCGTGAGGGTCGATAAAACGCATAATCAAGTCAATTTTGCGTTTATGACGGCTTTGCCGATCGACTGGTGTACGATAATCGGCAGAAACAACGTTTCGGGGTATACCGTTTCGTTCAATCTTATGTATTTTATGCAACCGGGTACTGACGTAAGGCAATACGGAGACTTGTTTTTGCCGTATCTCGACGATTTCAACGATATGTTTTCCGAACCGAGAGAAACCGACAGAAGTAAGAACGTCAGATATGCAAGCATTTCGTGTAAGGGCGAAGATAAAAAGTTTTATTTCGGCAACGTTAAGGCGAATGCGGCGGGAAGTCCGAGAGTATTCGAGCAGAACGGCAGGTGGTTTTATTATGTGAGTTTACCCGTTGAAAAAATTTGGGTATACGAGATAGACGACACGACCGTAAACGTTGCAAGTCCGTTGAGCGGTTTAATGATAACTTATGCCCAACAGGCTGACTACGAAAATGCGCAGATAAGTTTGTTGCTTAACCCGCTTATAAAGATATTTACGGGCGAAATCCCGTACTTTAACGACGACGGGGCGACAAAACCCGACAATTATCGGCTTTCCGAGGCTGGTAAATTTATGTTTGAGGCTTTCTTCGATAATCTTATGGCGGCGAACAATACGAGCGGCACGGCATTTTTCTCCGCGCCCGTGCAAAACATTAAGTCGCACGATTATCCCGAAAGCGCGAATGCGAATAAGGTTGCAAGCAGTTTCAACGAATATGCGACCGAAAAAAGCGGGCTTGCCGCGATTATTCCGATAAGCGATCCGAAAGCGGGTCAGGCAAATTTATCGGCAAAGTTAGAGGCACGATACAGCGAGTGCGTTTATCGTCAGTTTGAGCGTATGATGAGCGAAATATATAAATCGCTCAATCTTAAATACGAATGGGATTTTCACTTCTTCGGCACTATTTACACCGAGGAAGAGGAACGAAAGAATGCGAATACCGCCATTGCGAACGGAGATATTTCGGCGCACTTCATTTTAGCCGCGCTCGACAGACAAAGTTGGGTGGATAAATTGGCAATGATGAAGACGGTAAAAGAAAGCGGACTTCTCGATATGCTTATTCCGCCGATAACGAGTTATACGGCGAAACAAGAAAATAGCGGTTTACCGCCCACGGGCGGGAGACCGAAAGCCGAGGGAGTAACCGAGGGCAACGAAAAATCCGCAGACAGCGGCGACGGCGGCAACGAATAAAATCTAAAAGGAGCAATAATCAAAATGATTAGAGATAAAATGAAACTCGTTTTGGACGGCAAAACAGCCGCGAGCGAGAGCGAAGTAATCCCCAACACCATAGGCGAAATGCTTTTCGTTCAGGTTGACGGCGACGCGTCTGCGTTTACTATGCAGGTGCTAGGGCGTTGCAATCGTTCAGGCGGACAGTTTGTAAACCTTACGGGTTTTGACGGGGCTTTTAATCTTAAAAGTTCTATTACCGCGAACGGTGTTTACGCCTATTACATAGAGGGAATGACCGAGATAAAAGTTAATCTTATATCAGTCGTAAGCGGTTCGGTTTCGGCGTATGTAACGACTACAACGGCAAAGGGGTAATACATTATGGCTGACAGATTTTGGCAACTTCTTGCGATGAAAGGCATAAAAGGCGGTTCTGAGCCGACGCCTACGCAAGAAAAAACGGTTGACCTCGATATGGCAAACGGCAATCAGGTTATCACGCCTGATGACGGGTATCTTTTGACGAAAGGTACTGTCGTAAAACCCGACACGCTTGTTCCTGCCAATATTAAAAAAGGCGTAAATATCGGTGGCGTTGTCGGTGAAATGGAATCTGCCGACTCTCTTGCGGGTATTATTGACGGGTCGCTAACGCATTTTGTTATGCCGCCTGATATAACGAAGATAGCGGACTATCGTTTTTATAATTTCAAAAACTTGGAAACGGTAGATTTAGGAAACGTTCAGGATATAGGCAATTATGCTTTTGATAATGCAGGCTTAACGAGCATAATAATTCCCAAGACAACTAAAAAAATAGGCTCTTACGCATTTAGCACAAATAGTAATGCTACGCATTTAAGCGGGAGCATGGATGGGGATATAGGTGATTCTGCATTCAGCAGTCTAAGCAAAGTAATAGAATGCGATTTGTCGAATTTTAATATTCATAAGTTGGAGCAAAGTGCTTTCCGCTTTTTAGGCAGCAATAGAGCAAATCAATCTCAAAATATAGTTGTCTTAGATTTTTCAAATTCTGACTTTCCGTTAATTCGAGGGTATTGTTTTGCGTCAAGTCAATATTTGCGTATAATTCTCCCCAAGTCGATACAGGACATAGAGTCGGGTGCGTTTTATAGTCTTCGTAATTGTGAATTGTATTTCCTCAAACTGGCTCCTCCAACCGTAAAGAACTCTGATGTGTGGAGTGGCTCGACGAACAATAAAATTTTTGTGCCATATAATGTGATAAACGCTTATAAAACTGCGACAAACTGGACAACGCAAGCGAGTAACATAATCGGATATGTGGGCGCAGGAATACTGCCTGTTGGGAGCGAATTGCCGACCATCAATGAAGAAGGTTATGTTTTGACTTGGTTCAGCGATAAGGCTTGTACGGTTTCGGCAACGACCGTCGAAAATGCCGATGCGATATACTATTGTACGAGTGGCACAGAAAAAATCGGTTATGGGGTTAAATCGGTAGAAACAGTATCGTGTAGTGTTACGATTTCAGACGGAACAAAGACCTATCGTCAAGGCGGCGGTATTTTAGCGGGTACAGTCGTAACAATCACGACTTCGGCAACCGAAAGCGGATTTGTGCCTTATCTCTTGCAAGTAAATGGTGAAGACTTTACAAGCGGTGGCACGTTCACAGTGAATGAAGATTTGAATATTACGGCAATTTACTGGGATGGCGAAAATGTTCCTTTACTGCCTGTATTCGGCGATAACAGTTGGGCTATGATACGACAAGCGTTCCGAAAAGGTCTTGCCTCGGGCTTGTGGGCAGTCGGAGACCAGAAAGAAGTCACGCTTGGCGACGGAAATACTTACCATATCAGAATTGCAGATATGCAGTCGGGTAGATATAATCTTACGGACGGTAGCGGAACAACGAACGGTGTTTTTGAATTTGTCGAGTGCTTGCCAACGAGTTATCCTATTAACTCTTCACAAGTTACAGACGGTGATGTAACAGCGTATACGGCAGGCGGTTGGGCAATGTGTCAAATGAAAAACACTACTCTTGACGTAACCGTATGGGGTTTGTTGCCTAGTGATATGAAATTCGCGATCAGCGAAATCACTCTTAACGAGTACAGTTATTCTGCGCCGTCGCCTCGTGAAAGTACGAATAAATTATTCTTGCCTGCCGAAACCGAAATTTTTATGGATCGACATTATTCGGCAGAAGGTGTTCAAACAGGGTGTGTCAAATATAATCGCTTTGATTATTACGCAGTAGCAACAACGGATGGCAGTCTTCCGTTGCGACAGAAAAATAAGTTTGGGCAGACCTATACAATAATGTGGTGGCTGCGCTCTCCCTATTCTGGGCATACTAGTTATTTCTGCATTGTGAGCGACAGCGGTAGTTACACCAACTATTACGCGAACTACTCTTACGGCGTTGCCCCCTGCTTTGCAATATAAATATAATTGAGCAACCCGCGAAACAACATTAAAAAAGGAGAAAAATATGTCGGTGATTGAGATTTACCCTTATGTTGACGAACAAGGGGTAGAAAATGAAAAACTCGTACAGCATAAGAGCGACGACGGGAAACGAATTATCCAACTCGAAACAGGCAGGATATACGACGAGGCGATAGATTTATATCCGAGCAAGTATACCTATGCCGAAGTAATAGAACCCGACGAGAAAAAACCCGACGGGAGTACAGAGGCGGTAGACAATGCAAACTAATCGATACGATTCCTCGGGTTTTGCCCCGACGAATATACCGAGTAAAAGCATCACAATGCCGAGTAAAAGTGAAACCCTATACACGGATATTCCCGACCACATAAAGACGATAGAAACGCTTGCCGAAGAGTGCAGACGGCGCGGAAATCGGCTTGAAATTATGAACGGTAAAGTGTACGAAGTAAAGCGAACATTGCTTATGGAGTTGGATAAGGTATGAAAAAGAGAGATTTTTACAATTATGACAACGCGGATTTAGCGTTTCTTAAACCGCTTATGCGAAAAGTTATGACGGCATACGGCGAGGCGGAAAGATTTTTCGCTTTCATAAAAGAAATAACTTGGGCAGAGTTCGGCTTAAAATCGCTTACCGGGTACATACACTCGCTCGAACATAAACAACCCGATTATGTCGATGACTTTAAGGCTATTTTAGCCGAAAAGGGCTTAATGGTCGAATATCCACCCATAAACGAACTCGTCGAAGATTTCGGCGATCTCGATAAAGTTTTCGAGGTTTGCGTAGGAATAATCGACGATACCGACGAGGCGTTGAGAGAGTTTGTCTTTACGGTAGACGGCGAGCATAAAGAGTTTTCGGCACTTGCAAGAAAGGTTGAAGACCTGCAAATGCGAAACAGCGCAGACAGGGCGTTTATGTTGGACGCTTGGTCTATGTGGGATAATGAGCCGTCGTACAGTTCGTTTGACAACTGGGTAAAAAACAACGCTCCGCAAATAAAAGAATAAAGACAAAACCTTCAGAGTTTGGTGTGGATTATGGCAGAACTTAAATCTATGGACGAGTTAAGAAAACTCGCCGAGAAAGAAATTGAAGAAAAAAACAATAAAACAGAAGTCGCTGTACCCACCGACGCCAAAAATCAAACGAGTGTAATGGACGTTGTAAAGGACAAAGAAAACGAACTGTTACAATCGAAAGAAGTGCAGGAGTTGGGGCGCAGGTGCGGCGAAGAGCGGATAAAATCCGACTTAGCGAAAGAGGCAAGCGATATTCGCCGGCGTAACGTTCAGACTGCCGAAAGTCTTTACGAAACCGAAACAAGAGAGTTACGGCTGAAACATTTACGGGCGCAACTCAATCGGCAGCACAAGTACGAAATGGACACTCTCGAACAGGACGCTCGGCATACGCAAATGCTCAATAAGCGCAGAAAGCAAGTCGAAAAGTATTTGTATCTTTACAACAGCGCGCCCGACAACATGGTCGAGGTTTTGGACGGGAAAGGCGAAAAATACTCCGTGCCGAAAGATTTTTCGTATTCGGATTTTGTCAATCGTTTCCGCCAACTCGGCAGAAACCTGTCGAAACTCGATAAGCCGATACTGCAAACCATTAAATGGGCGTTAATAATCGGCACAGGCATAGGGATTGTATTCCTCTTGAAACGGCTAGGCATTCTTAACTGAATCGTAGGCAAATCTTAAATAAACGTCTTTTTTCAGGGAAGAGACATGGTGAAAACGGACTTTATGAAATTATTAAAAATCTATAAAGGAGAACAAACGAAAATGGATTACGAAGTCATCAATAAAGACCACGTTATCGTGGCTGAAATTGAGAAAAGGCAAGCACTCGTAGACGACTATGAAAACAAAATCGCCAGACGAGCGCAACTTGCGGTAGAACTCGATAATCTCGACAAAGAAATCGCGGAAACCGACAAAAACAGATTATCCGCCGAAATCGTCGAACTCGAAGACTGTGCCGCAAAACTCGGGCTGATAAAATATCCCGAACCCGAAATCCCGACGCCCGAAGAAATTCGTGACGAAAGCGTCGAAACCGCGGCGGTCGAACCGCAGGTCGTTTATTAAGCGGAGGCGTTATTATATGTTGGAATGTATAAAACAAGAACTGCTTAAAGCGAGAGCGAATATCGAGGCGTTGAAACAATCGGAGATCGCCAATCAGAAAGCGAAAGCGAATATCGAAGTTATCGACCCCGAATGTCAAAGGCTCGAAGAAGAGAAAAACAAGGTACTTACCACCGCGAACGAGGCGTACAACAAACAGACCGAAGAAATAATCAAGAAATACGACCTTCAGAAAGCGGCGTTTAAGGAAACGGCAGAAAGAAAAATCGAAGAGAAGGTCGAAGAAAGTTTCAAGGTCGTTTTGGACAATCTCGACAAACAACTTGCAACCGAGTAAGGGGGGATAGTTATGGATTTTGTAGTACATATACTGCATAATCGATACGTTATGATATGGATTATGGCGGCTATAATATTCCTTCTTACGCAGGCAATCAAATTACCTATCAAGCATTTTACGGTAAGAATAAAGGTGGAAAGAACGCGTAAGGCGGTCAATTCGGTTATTCTTTTGTTGCCGTTTGCGTTGGGTTGCTTGTTTGAATACTTATACGATATTTATGTGTTGAAAGCCGTTTACGACGTTGCGGCGGGGTTTATCCTCGGCGGTCAGTCGATTGCTCTTTACGGAATTTTTGAAAGATTTCTCGGGGTAAAAATTGAAAACCCCTATGAAAGCGAAGAGGGCAAAGCAGTCATCGACGAGGTAAACAAAGCGGTCGCCGACGGAACTGTTACTACCGGCGAAATTAAAGAAATTGCCAACGCCTCGGTCAACGGTAAAAGTAAAAAGGCTAAAAAAGAAGAAGTCGAAGAACAGGATTTAAGCGAAGGGACGTCCGACACGTTACAAAAGTTTATCGATAATCTCGACTTGAAGTAATATCAAAAACTGAATATATATGCGGTTTCGACAAACGGGTCGTAAACGACAGCCAAACGGGGCTATGAGTTAAACTATCGGGAACTATTCCGACGGTTGCTCGTAGCCCCTTTTATATATTCAAAAGCAGGAAACGACGATGAGCAAATTCAAGACAATAACCGAAAACGGGAAAATTTACAACTCATTTATCGGCAAACTTAAAGTTCTTGCCGAAAAGGACGGTTGGCGGCAAAAAGCAGAATTATGGCTTTTGAACGACATAACGAACAATAACGATTGGCGTTATGAGCGGTTAGAAGAACATAGAGGGCTATTTGCCAAGACCCCGATACTCGTCGCTTATGTCGGCGACAAAATCGGCGACGGACACAATTTCAGACAAATAAACAATCCCGACGGGAGTGTTGTTGCCTCGTTTATGAGTTCTACCGCCGAAAGAATAGTCGGCTTTTTCGATGATGACAGCGATATAAGAATCGAAGAAAAAGACGGCAAAAAATGGATAGTAGGCATTGGGTATATCTGGCAATGGTATGCACAGGAGTTGGTGGCAAAAATCAAGAAACAGGGTCTTGACGGAATGTCTATCAGCATTGAAACCCTTATAGACGAAATGCACAAAGAGGGTTCTACCGAAGTGTTTACCAAGTACCAGATACTCGGCACGACTATATTGGGCGATGACGTCGCCCCCGCTGTTACGGGTGCGTATATCAAAGCCTTGTCCGCTTTGGGCGTTGACAAGATTAGAGAAGAGACATTAAAGGTCGCGTCAATGCAAAAGCAAAACCAAAATCAAAATCCGCAAACAAAAACAAAAAAGGAGAACAAAGTAACAATGAAACTCAAAGACTTAAAAAACGGTAAGTTCAACGGGTTCAGAGTTGTCGGCGTAGACGGCGAGAAAGTCGCTCTCTTGTCGCTCGACAAAAACGATGCTTATGTTTCTACCGCAGTTCAAGACAACGGCGAGATTGTCGAGGGCGTTAAAACCGCCGTCAACGCGACTGTTGTTTTTGGCGAAGGTGAAAACGAAGTTAAAGTCGCCCTCGACGCTGTAATCGACGATCTGACTGCCGAAAACGCCGGTCTTAAAGCCGAACTCAACTCGGTAAAAGAGAGTAAGGAAACGGTCGAAAAGTCGCTTAAAACTATGCAGGACGCAGAAACGGCACGCAGAAAAGAGGCGGTTAAAAACGCCGTCCGCGACCAGTTGGAGAAGAACAGAGAAAATTCCAACGCCGATATAGCGGACAACGAATGCGACGATCTTCTTACCGACGAAAAGGTTGCCAAGTATGCCGAAATGGAAGAGGATGGCAAGTTTGTCGGCGACGAAAAAGCGCGTTGCGACGTTGACGCGCGTTGTATGAGTAAGATCCGCGAACAGAACAAAGCAAGAATGCAGAAAACTTTCGCATGGGAAGACCACAAATCGAACTCCGATACGGGCAATGGCGGCGATGACGTTCAAAGTCTTATCGATAAAATGACCAATCAAGGCATTCAATAAAAAAAATTAAAGGAGAACTCAATTATGAGCAAAATTAAGAATACTCGTTTTGAAGTTTTTGTTTCCAACTCGAAGAGAAACGACAATCAAAACGTAACGGGTAAATTCGGCTCGTTCAGCGGTAGCGATTTTACGCCCGACGACTGCGCCGCAGGTTTCCTGTGCGTAACCAAAGAAAGACTCCCGCTTTTGGGATATGAAGACGCGGGTCTTAAAAACGCAAACAGTTACTATATGATCGCGGCGGCGAACGGCAACGTAGCAGGTCTTCCTGCGGACAGAACCGGCATTTACGCCTGCAACACTTACGACGTGAACAAAGCGGTAGACAGCGACGGGATGGTCGTAAATCTTCCCGGTAAAACGCTCGGGCTTGCTCTTCCGGCAGACGAAAGAGGCGACTTCACCGAACTTATGGTCGGCGAGCAATACAATTTCGGCGAGGGCAACTTCTCGACCGCTCCGTCCGAATCGCTTAAATACGCGACTATAACCAACGGTTTACTTGTCGCGGTAGCGGCTGCACCTACCGACGGTAGCATTTACTTCGCGATCGAAGATTTCAGCAAACGCTTTATCGAAGGCGCGTATGACGGCGGGAAAAAGATAACCGTCAGATGCCTGAGAAGTGTAAAAGCCGCAGGTTAATAGGAGGAGAAAAGAATGAACGCAAAAGCATTGAACAATTTGTCGAGAGATATTTTCTCTTACAAATCCAACAACAACCAAAAAATAAAAGTTTGTTCCGCGGACGGAAAGTCGAGAGACATCAGCCGTGACGAACTTATCAGCGCGGGTCGTCTTGCGACCGCCGAATACTTCGGCAGAATTGCGAACGCAACCAAAAACAACACCATAAAATATTTGTCCAAAGTCGAAGATTATGCGTCTTTTTCGCGTAACACTTGGGTAGAAACTGTTGTTTTCTGTGCGGCACAAGCGAATAAGGCGATCGGTAAAGCCCCGTACTCGAATATGAAAGAAGTCGAGAACGACCTCGGGCTGTATAAAAACCCTATATTCCTTAACGCTTTACAGTCGATAACCCAAGAGGTTATAACTCCGCTGCTCCCCGCCGTTATGGACGGTATAACCGACAGGCTCGTAACGTGGGATAGAGGCAGAATCGGCGAGACCAAACTCGTTGACATACTTTCCAACGACTTCTTCGTCTTTGACGATGATTCTTGGGGTTCGGTTTCGAGTAAACCGTATCAGTACCTTTACAAGAGCCAGATTGCCGTTACTCCTAAGCCGTATACCGCGAAGACCAAAATCAAGTGGTATCAGGATATAGTAGACGGTGAGGCTGGTCGTTATTACGCGGCGTTTGCGCGTGGTGCGGCAAGCAAAATGTACGCGATGACGCTCGGCGAGTTCAATAAGGCGGTTGCAAACTCGAAATATATGCCTTCGGGCATGGTTATTGACGGTTTCTCGCTCGATAACTGGAATCAGGCGTTAATGCAGGCGCAAGCCCTTAACGGCGTTTCCCGTAATCAACTTATGGCTCTCGGTTCTCTTGCCGGTCTTTCCAAAATCCTTCCTACGGTCGGCACAGACGGCGCGGTAGCGGGTATTCAGGGCGAAATCGGTACGGAGTTCGTTAAGAACGGTTTCCTTGCCAACGTCGCAGGCGTAGATCTCATCGAGGCGGGTCTTACGGTTGTACCCGGCACGCAGAACTATGAACCGAAATTCCTCGGTCTCGACAGCGCAACGAAGAAGAACGTTTACGTTATGGCAAAACTCGGTTATGCGCCTATGGTAGGTGTTATCGCCGAAGGTTCGCCCATAACTATAACGTTTACCCCGAGAGAAACCGCCGATATGACGATTGACATCGAGGAAACGCTCATATTCGATATAAAACCGGCATTCAGTTCCAAGATAATCAATATTCAGATTTAACGGCACTTGCGGTTTATAAACCGTTTGAGAGCCTTGTTATTTTGGAATACTCTTAAACTATAAACCGAAAATAACCAAACACGACGGAGAATATACATTTCTCCGCCGTGTATACGGGAATAACAGTAGCGGTGTGTGCAACTCCACCAATTCCCTAATTAAATTTTCCGAAGGAGAAGAAAAATGGCAGAGGAAATGAAAAAAGCAACCATGAAAGGCGCGAATGAAATTCGCAAAACGTATACCGAGGTGGAACTTAACGCTATCGTAAACAAAGCCGTAGCAGAGGCGGTTAAAACCGCAATGCAAAACGTACAACCTCAGACGGTCTACGTTAAAGACCAAACAGACGAATACGTTACGCTTTTGTATATGGGCGTTGTAGCCGAAGGTTCGACCGTCCACCTTAACGACAGGCTCGGAGACATACAGGGAAGAGGGGGTACGAGAGATATTCCCAAAAAAGAATTTTTGCAGAACTTGACTCCGAGTGTCCTCGATCGTCTTAAAGACAGAAGACTTATCGTTTTATCCGGGCTTTCCGATGACGAGAGAGAGCGTTATGGTCTTAAATATGATGACGGAGAATTGCTCTCACCCGACATTTATTATAAATTGCTGGCGTTGCCCGAAGATACCATTTGTAAAATATTCAAACTGGCTTGCCCGTCGCACAAAGCGATAATCACCACGCTTTTCATCGACGCATATATGGCGCACGACAGCAGGGTAAATCAACCGCTTGTTCAAAGGCTCAACGAATTATCCAAAGAGGCGGACAAAGACGGTATGTTTAAGGCTATATTGAAAGATATGGCGAAAGTATTAGCCGATACGGCAGACTGAATAAAAGGGAAATAAAATGACACCGATTTTAGACATAATAACTAACTATTGCGCTCAATACGTTGACGATATACGACTTGAAGAGTTGGCGACAGACAACCCTCCGCTCTATGCGAGGAAAATGGCGGCATATCTGAATACAGCAATTCCGTTATTCAATAAACCGCCGGAAGTTTTACCGTTCCTCGTGGGGGATAAAGATTCTCCCGGGTACACTCCCGCACAATGCGATGATTTGCGCTATACCGTCACCGAAGACCTTACCGCTGCTACTACGGTGCAGTTGGGGATTTCGTATATCGGTTACGAATTGTTTTCGGCGCATGTGTTGGTTAAAGATGACGCTCAAAACGTTGTCTCAGTCAAGACGGATTTATGCGTTTACGACAGCGCGAAAGGCGAAATTACGATAAACGCGAGTGCGGAACAACCTGTCTCAAAAGGTACGATATTCGACTTCGATTTTTATACCGACGGAGAATTTAAGAATGATTTGCCTATCGAAATGAAGAGCATTCTCGGAATGTGTTTTCAAGTCGTATGGCAGGATCGCTTTAACTCTGATTGGCTTTCTAATGTGGCTAAGGTTGAGGACAAAAGTTTTTACGAGCAGAATCGCGCACGGAAAATGGACGCAGATACGGCACGCCTTGACCAACTTCGTCGCAAACTTGCCGAGGAAATGAGACAGTACGAACAAAACTTGTATTATCGAGCGACTATATCTCCTCAAAATCGGTTGAAGTTTTAAGGTGAACGACTATGAAATATTTCAAAATAACCGATGAACTTATGGAAAAGGCTAAGACCTATATGCCGCTTGCAGAGAAACAGACGGTTTCTTTGCAAATCGCAAAACTTTGCCTGCTTGACGTCGTAAACGAAAAAGAAACAGCCGAAGTAAATAAAATACTCGCTCTTCCCGCCGTTCAGGGCGAAAACGCGGCGTTGAAATCGATATTGTTGCAAAATACTTTGCTTGCACATTATTTCGATATAGAGTTAAGCGAAGAGCAAGATGCGTATGAACAATACGATTTTTACGCAGGCGGTGCGCTCATCAATCAGATAGAAAGGTATAAGTTAAATCCCGCATTTAAGGAAAAGGCGTTTGATATTATTTCCGATTTCAAGGAACTTCAAAGAATGGTTTACATTGAAATTGAAAATCTTAAACTGCACTACAACAATCCGATTTATCGTTTGTTATCGGCAATTTCCGTGTATGCAACGCCTGAAAAAGTTAAAGAGATTACGGCAAAAATGCAGGAAGAGATAACAAAACTCGGCACGGATAATAAGGAAGTCGATACAGCGGAGAAAGAACATGCCTAAGTACAGTCAATGGTTTCCATACATAAACACGCAGGAAAGTTACAACGATATGTCGCAGATTACCGACCTGACGAGAAAAATATGCGATTATCTTATTGACGCTCCGCAAGGCGATTATCAACCGATAGATGACAACACCTATTCGCGTTGCCGATTTTGGAAATATCTCTATCACGACGGCGCAAGACCGCTGGCAAAAAAACTACCCACGATAAAAGAAAAAATGAGTGTGGTTTTCAATCCCGAAAAGCCCGAAAATCCTCCAACCGCAAAAGGGTATAGAATTTTCCCTCAGATATGGGTAAAGCAAAGCCAGACAGATGCACAGACCCGGATTTATGTGTATGAGGGTAGAGAAGTTCCGAATGACAGTTTCAAGACTGCCACTGCAATCCACTTCCTTATCTGGGCGCATTATACCAACGAGGCAAATTCTAAGGCTGACGCGTATAGCAGAACAACGGCAATCGAACAAGCGATAATTGAGGCGTTTAACGGCGTAAATATGACAGGTATTGGCACATTTATGTTTGACCGGCGTTGTCACCCCGATTGTGGTAGCAGACCTATTTACGACGGCGATATAAACGTCGGAAGAGAACTTGTGCTAGGACTTGAACTTGCGACCACGCGCAATCCTATGCTTGGCGACAGCAACAATAAACCGACGCTAGGTCACGGCATAAAACTTGCATAAACGGGAGCATTGGTATGTGCAAATATTATGGCTCGTTTGATTATTGCGAGTATTGCAATAAAGGTAACAGAAGTTGCTGTGTCGCACTTGAAAATTACAAAAAAAATCACGGTAAAACCGCCGACATAAATAATGCGACGGAGTTTATCGTGAATGGCAAAAAAAGATTATTCAGAGGTACGTCGAAATGAGTGAAATACAACATAAAACCGCAAAAGACAGAGTTGTCGACGAGTTGCAGTCTTTACAAGAAAAGTATGACAATCTCGCGAGTTTTATAAAAACGGTTGCATTCAAAGACCTTAATCCGACCATGCGCAGATTGTTGAAACGTCAAGCCCGGCTTATGAACAAATATATCGCAATTTTGAAACGCAGGTTAAGCATTTGGGTTGATTAAAGAGGTTAAGCGGTATGTCTAAAAAGAGCCAAAAATATGTAAAGGACGCCATAGCGTTTATAGGCAGAGGGGTGAGCGTTCCGCAAAATACCCCCGAAGAATACGCAAGCCGTCAAAGGCAATATATGGCGGGAAGATCTCGTGCATTTGACTCATACAGGGCATATTTGGCGAGTGATTATTTTAATGCCGACGTACAAGGGTTAAATCCTGATGATTTCTACCGTTGGAACAATACGAATATTCGATTGTCCGACGTTTCGTCAAGCGACTCTTCTTCGTTTTCGGGGAGAAAAACAGACGATTTTAAGATAGTTCTTTTCCCCGAAAAACATATTGATTATTTCCCCGTCGGTGCGAAGATAAAAACTGCGGGGAGTGTTTGGATATGTATCAATCCGTCGAATGTGTCGAGTGTTAAACCGACCGCAATCGTTGCTCGCTGCAATTCGTCATACAACTCGTTCGATTATTACGGGAATATTATAACCGAACCTATCATCGTCGAGAAGTATGCAATGCTCGGCAATGACAATCAGACCCCGAACAATCTTGTATTGCCGGACGGTTATTTCAACGTAACTTGTCAACTTAACGATAATACGAAACAAATTAAGCAAAATTACCGCTTAATTCTTGGCAGTCAGGCGTTTTATGTTACAGGTGTGACGGATTTTATTCAGGAGTTTTCAGGCGATCGCGAAAGTTGTCATTTGCTTAACTTTACAATCCGTAAAGAAGAAACTATCAACGAGTATGACGATTTAGAAAAAACATTTATCGCCAACGGTAAAAACTCGGTATACTCGGCAACTCTTGACGGCGCAAACAAAATCAAAGTCGGTCAGACTGCTCAACTTACTGCTCACTTTTCGCTTAATGACGTTGAAATTTTAACGACCGTCGATAAACCGCTTACTTGGACATATTCTTCGAGTGATAACGGTGTAGTGTCGGTAAACGAAAACGGCGAGATAACCGCAAACAAGAACGGAAACGCGATTATTACGGCGACACTTGCCCAAAACACGACGATTTCGGCAACGCTTGAAATTGCGGTGGCGGGCGATATAAACGAGCCGTATGTGGCATTCGTGGGCGTTCTGCCTACCGAAGTGACTCAATATGGCGAAATCGTTGTGAAAGCACGGTTTTATGAGGACGGCGTAAAAACAAACAAGCCGCTGACGTGGACTTTTGGCGGGGCGAACGGTAATTGTTATGCCGTGTCGATTGCGCCGAAACAAATGTCGGCACAAATTCAATGTTTGAAACCGAGTAACGAGCCGCTTGTTGTTACAGTCGGTTACGGTGAATATTCGGCAACGGCTGAAATCGTATTAAACGGGTATTAAGGCTATGTCAAACAGGTATGAATGTCCTTATGCGGTAAGAAAGCCGCAATTAGATTTTTTACTTTGTAAACTTTTGATGAAGGACGGCGTGAATTATTTCAATGTAAGAGAAGGCGTGACGGCAATGTGCGCTCATCAAAGGCATTGTAACTGTACCAAACGCGTCGAAAACACCGAAGGTGCGCAAAGTTGCTATCAATACCACTCGGAGCAAAAATCCGATTGATATACAACCGATAAAAGGCAGGAGATAAGAAATGAGCCAATTATCACAATGGGAAAAAAAACAGAGAATTAGGCAAGGTAAACCCATTGAAATGCTTAATTTAACGTTTTATCCCATAAAAATGTCATTCTATGAGCAATTTTTAACGTGTAAAGACGCGTTGATAATCCGACTTGGTACGCTCCCTGTTAAGTACCAAATGAAAGATTATCTAAACGCGATCTTCTCGCTTGAAATTGACGAAACGATTAAGAACGGAGCGGGTAGCGGTTTATTTAGCCGTTTGTTGCTTTTAATGTCGTTGTCTTTGCGGATAGACGATTTTGACTTAAAAGAGTATATGAAAGGCGAAAATATCGTTATCAAGCAGGTCGGTAAAGACCTTGAAATAGTCCGTTTCAAAATGACGCAGGGCGATAATGTTGCGGAAATTACGCCCCAAGATTTTTCCGCGTTAATTCGACCGCTTATTGCCGACCAAAACGGGCTTGAATTGCCCGACGACAGCGAGAACGAGGAACTTGTTTTAGCCCAAAAGCAATTACAAGAAATGCAATCGGGCAATCAGGTTAAACTTAAAACCGATTTAGGCAGTTTGGTTTCGTCCGTCGCTTACTTTTCTAAGGTAAGCGAACGGGAAATTGACGATTGGACTATTCGGGAATTTGAAAACCGATATAAGGCGATAGACCGTGATAAGAAATATACTCTTTACGGACAAGCCGAACTGTCGGGAATGGTTACTTTTAAGAAAGGTAATCCGTTTCCTTCGTGGGCATACGACAGTATCGATGAAAGCATGGGTACAATGTCGGCAAGCGATTTGGGAAAGCAATTCGGCGGTGCAAAACAAAAATAAAAAACAGGAGATTTTATAATGGATAAATTTCATTTTGGCGACCCTAACCTTTTCGTCAAAGGTATTGCGGAAGTGAAAATTACCGATGCGCAAGGTAATATTATCGGTTACGATACCGTTGCGAGCGAAGGTTCTGTCACTTCGAGTGTCAACCTCGGTGAAATAACGGGTGGCATAGGTAATCCGTTGCTTATAACCATTCCCGACACCACGCGCTTATCGGGTACACTTACCTCGCAGGCGTTTTCTTTGAGACAGCGTGCGATGATAAGCGGCGGTACGATTCAGAATAACGGTGTAGTGGAGGTCGTCGAGCAGGGCGTAGTTCCGGTTGGCGGAAAACTTACTATTTCGAATTTGGCGAAATATCCGCCTGCAAGAGCGTATACGCAAAACGCTGACGATACTTACGGATTGTGCTATGTAAGGCTTACGGGCGCAACGGAATATACGGGCGAAAATGTCGGTATCGATCTTACCACCGGCGAAGTTCAGGGAAATTACACGGGAGCGTCGTATGATATATTCTATTTTACGACCGTCGCAACGGCAAAAGTTCTCGACCTTCCGTCGAACTTTACGCCGCAAGTCGCAGGGCTTACTTACAAATACAACGTTTACTCTAAACAGGGTGAGGCGGTTACGAACGGCTCGCTTTCGGGTTATTTGTACCTTGTTGTAAGGTATGCTCAGTTTACGGGTGACGCAGGTATTTCGGCGTCGCAAACCGCTAACGCAACCACGTCGTATGACTGGCAGGCTTTGGCGAATATTGATAACGTTCCTGCTGCGTCCGACTTCCGCAACTGCGGTAATTCGTCTGCGCCTTACGCTTACTATGTATACGTTCCGTGCGGTCAAGTAACCGATCAGGTTGAAGGTTTGTTTGTCGTTGGCGGCGGTGTGACCGTTGCCAAAGGGGCAAAAGTTCAACTTCCCGTTAAGTATCTGTTGAAAGACGGTACAGTTGCCCAGCCCGTTTATTCGTCGCTGAATTATGTTTCTGCGGCAGTCGCAACGGCTAAGGTAGATGCGAACGGTGTAATCGAGGGCGTTGCGCAGGGCGGTACGACGGTAACTATTACCGTTCCTGATGTTACTCCCGCTATTTCGGCTATATGTAACGTTACGGTTACTGCGTAATTTTTTACTAAAACGCTATCTACGCTCTGAAATACGGGCGTAGATATAGCGTTTTGTTTTTATAGGTGTAAAATGAATGATTTTCTGAAAGTGGGCGTCGGGATTGTCGGGCTTGAAAGCGACGTGCAAAAAGAGACGGAAAAAATAAATAAACACATTCCCGTAGCGTTACAGAAAGTAAGCGGAGATATGTTGTATTCATTTTATTCTTATTTGTTTGGAACTTGGTATGAGGGATATACGCCGGTATCATATCAAAGAAGAACGGATAATCCGAGTTTGGGTCGACCGCTTGGCGATCCTGAGAATATCACTATAAGCGTAGATAACGGCAAATTAACTTTTGATTACTCACCGACAGGGGAACATGCTTATCAGTATTTCGGAAAGGTAAATAATGGAAATGATTTAATTGAAAGCATACAAACGGGCGAATTATGGGGAAACCCACCGCCGCGTCCGTTTTGGAATAATTTTGTTAAAGAACAAGAAACAGAAATTTTAGATAATTTCATCGCATATATGAAACCTTATAAAATCGAAAAAGACACACCGAATGAGGGTGTCGACTTGAAAGATTCTTACCTTAAAAGTAAAGACAGATAATTTAGACAGCAACCGAGGATTCCTCGGTAGTTCATATAAACGGGAGCGGACTTATGGCAAAAATAATACTTGACGTACAACTGAAAAATACTCTTGCCACCGAGCAATTAAAGCAACTCGAAACTTCTATAAAGTCGGTTGCCGATTCTTTAAGTGGCGTTAAGGTAAATAAAGACCTTACGGCGCAAATAAACTCTTTAACGAAGTATTATAACTCTCTTGCAAAAGTCGCGCAAAAGACTTTACAAACCAACAATAAAAACGCTATTGCAGAACAAAAATTAGCCCAACAAAAGGCGAAAACCGCAACGGCGATAACGAAACAGTTGGACGCAGAAAACAAAGAATTTGCGTCCAAAATCAAAGCGACAAAAGCGGTAGAAGATTACACAAAAACTCAAACTAAAAGCACACAGGCTGTAAAAGAAAATACCAAAGCGATTCAGGATAATCAGCAAGGTATGCTCTCGATGATGCATGGCTTTTTACGTTGGCAAGTCGTAGCGACTTTGGTAATGCAACCGCTTAACCTTATCAAGAGTGCGTTTCAATCTATCAATGAAACGCTTGTTGAGACGGAAGATAGAATTATTGAATTACAACGTGTATTACCGAGCGGATCTATCGGAAACAAAGACCTGTCGGATAAATTATATAAATTGGCGGCAGACTATGGGCAGACGTTTGAAAACGTAAGTCAAATTGCTCTTAATTTCGCGCGTTCCGGTATGAATACCGCCGACACATTGAAAGCAACCGAGGCAGCAGTTATAGCCCTTAATGTTGCAGAACTCGACGCAACGCAAGCATCTGACGGATTGATCGCCATAATGCAACAATTCGGCTTAGAGGCGAGCGATTTATTGCTTATCGTCGACAAACTGAATATTACCGCAGATAATGCCGCGGTTACGACAGATAAACTTTTAACCGCTTTACAAAGAACAGGTTCGTCGGCTAAAAATGCAAATCTTTCGCTTGATGAAACGGTAAGCATTATAACCGCCTTATCCGAGGCGACCGGTAGAAGTGGTGAAAATCTCGGCACAGCCGTCAACTCACTTATTCAATTCTCCACGAAAAGTTCCGCACTCGATACTTTTGCCAAGTTAAGCGAGAATATGGCGAATATTGTCGAGAATTTCAGACACGGACAAGGCACGGTTTTAGATATTTGGCAGGGTTTATCGAAAGAAATTTCAGGCACAAACAGTGATTCGGAAGGCATTCTTTCGGGTCTATTCGGCGACTCAGACTGGCGAGACCTTAATGAAGAGTTGCAAGACGCTCTGGGGGAAAACTATGCCAAAGTAACCGAAATTTACGATACGGCAAGTACATTCCGTAAAAACTATTTTATAGCCCTCTTGAACAATATGGATAGCGTTCAAGCCGCGCAGGATAAGTTGTCCAGCGCAGAGGGTTATTCGCAAAAAGAAAACGAGGAATACCTCGATACATACTCGGCAAAACTTAATATATTAAAAGCCGAATGGCAAGCCATTGCGAATGATGAACAGGGAATATTAGGGCTGAAAAAACATTTGGTCGAATTAGCAACTACACTTTTACGCTTTATAGAAAGTATAGGCGGCATAAAGACGCTGTTGGTTTCTATTTCGACTGTTGTTTTGGCTTTGACAAAAAATAAAATCAGTGCCGGATTGTCAAAAATAATTTTACATTTTTCTAAATTGGCACGAGAGGTCAGGTCAACAGTCACGCCGTCTCTAAACACATTATCGCTTAAAATCAGTGAGTTAAAATTAAAATTAAAGTCTCTTGGAACGGAAGAGGAAAAACTTGCGGTTAAAACTGAGTTGTTATCTGCTAAGCAACAAAAGTTATCAATGGCTTTGTCTACCGTAGGTAATATTGTTACTGTGGCTTTGGCTGTATCGACTGTCATTTTCGGAATATATAATCATATAACCCAAAAAGCAGAAGAAGAGAAAAGACGGGCAGAGGAGGCAAGAGAGGAGACACTATCGGCTTATGAGTCGATAAAGGAGAAAGGCGATAAATTTGCTCAATTATCGACGAGATATAACGAACTGTCCAACATTCAAGATAGGACAGCAGAGCAAGATACAAAATATTACGAACTACAAAAAGAGATTGTCTCGCAACTGGGCGATAGGGCAAAAGCGTTACGCGGGCTAACCGAGGGAACAGAAGAATACAACAACAAATTAAAAGAGTTGGCGTCACAAGAACTCATAAGCCTGAGTGTTCAAAGTCAGAACGCGGCAGATATTTATGCCTCGAAGATTAACGAGGACACAAAAAATAACAGCGATGGTTTCGGGTTTGCCGGTAGTGTTTTGGGTGATAATGCTAGTCAAATCCTAGATGCGTTGAACAGTAATGCGTCAGACAGAATCGACTATTTAAGAAAGGCGGCGAAACAGGCATTCTTAAATGGCGACGACGTAATGTCCGATTACATAACAAAAACGGCAGACAAAATACAAGAATCGCTTGACAATTTTATCGAGGCGCAAGTAAAAGCCCTTGCTTATAAAGCACTTGCGGGAGATGGGGTATCTTCGGAAAAAGAATACGACTCATTGCTTTATGATATAATGCAGGCGGTCGCCTCGACGGGGATTGAGCAAAATGCTGTTAAAGATATTCTTGATTCGATTTTGCAAAGCGGCGGAAGTTCTTATAATCCGGGGTCTCGTTGGGTCGACGACTTGTCTAAGGTCGCCGGGAAGTATGAAGATATTTATGAAACGCTCAAAAAAATTCGCGATACCCAAAAAGAAACGAGTGATTACGAAGAAAAAAGACTGTCGGTTTTAGAGGCGGAAAAGGCTTTAACCGATGCTCAAAATCAACGTAATGTTCGTGTGTTTAACGCAGAAACGGGGAATTGGGAATGGCAGAGAAACGAACAGGCTGTCGAAAACGCTCAAAAAAATCTCGATAAAGCAAAAGAAAGCGTTGCCGACGCTGCTTGGAATGAGGCAATGGGATTGTTTAAGGAAGGCAATCTTACGAACGATACATTGCTTGAAGTTCTCAATAAATGGGCTGAGGCGTATAATGGAACTTTCGGAACGGGTGAAACGCCTAAATTCGTAGATGAAATTATCGACGCGATTGAAGAAACAGGACGTGTACATATTCGACCGACGGGTGGTGACAGTTCCGACGGGGCGACAGATGACAACACTTCCGGTAGTTCTTCATCGTCGACAATGACCGGTGGCGGTGGTAGCGGTGCGCGTACCGAAAAGGCTTTTGCAACATATGACAGTGGTGGCGTTTTACAGGGGCTAGGTGGAATAAAAGCGACGGCACGAGACGAAATAGTGTTGCCCCCGGCATTAGCCGAGAAAATTCTAAATCCGACCTCTAACGCACAGTTTAAGGCTTTTGCCGACAGTCTGGGATTGTTATTCGGGGCGTCTGACCGTAGTCCGGTGTTGTCGAAAGGCGATGTTATAACTAACGGCGGAAGTGCCGTTGACAACTCGAATAATAATTCTTATGTTGTAAACGGAGTTCCTATAAGCGTGGAAGACGCTCATACGAAAACGATTGTGCAATTATTTGAAAATATGAGTTTACTAAATTAAAGGAGCAGTTATATGGCTTTATTTCAACCTTCCAACATAACCCCTTCGTCTTTTGCCGGCGTTGGCGGTGGAGTTGTGGACACTGCCGATAAGGCTAAGGTATCGTGGCAGTTAAACGGCAGTTCTCCGCTTGTCGGATATTGTATCGATTCTTATATAAAACAAAATGACGGAACTTATAGAAAAATCGGACATTATCCGATAACGGGTGATTTGAGTAATGATTTAGGCATTCAACTTAAAAGCGTTGACCCGCCTGTATATCCTGCGGACGCAAAGGGTAATCCGAATGTTTTTACCGCTGAATTTATAAATAACAGCGGAGATACGATAGATTGGGTTGCATCGTTGGAAATGACTAACGGCGGTGAATATGCGTTTTACATAACTCAATGTTGGAAAGAGGGTACTAGTCTCAAAACTATAACGCAAGTTGCTCCCTCGGCAGTTATAACGCGTACTACGCCTTTACTCTTTTTAGACCATGACGGTTCAACTCTTGCAAAAGCGATCGTAAAAGGTACTTATATACAAGACCAACACGACAGCATTGCATGGGTTCGGTGGCGTTTGTTTTGTAACGACGAATTGATTGATGACACGTTCCCGGTGGCGACGTCGTTATTGGAGTATGAATTTGAGGGGTTGCTGACACGTTTGACTTATACCGCCGAATGTACGATCGAAACTTCGAGCGGACAGGTTGTTTCTGCTACGACGAGTATAACTTATCTATCGAAAGAAACAAACGGAGGCGATTGGTCTCTTGCTTGCAATGCTCCTTATACAAGCCTAATCAATAATGATACCATAAAAATGTCAATTCCCGAAAGTTATAAGAATTGCGGTATTATTAACAAGTGGTTAGGCTTTGACGAAACGAGTGAAAACGCATATATCGATTGGACGAATATCGAATATTTAATGGGAACAAAAGTTGTAGTTGGAGAGATTTTGAATTTTAATCATTACGAGTATTATATATACTTGCGTTGCAAAGTAGTGAATGGCTTGAAATTCTATTTTTACAACCAAAGTTCAAGTTCTACCATATATACAGGGATTTATACCAGTAGTGATAACAAAACTATAACCGTTGAAAACCGCTCCGGTATTATCACTCAAAAACATATTTTTTCGGTGTCGGTCGAAGATGTCATTATTGAAATCGACGGAAACGAACGCGTGGTTTATATCTATGATACAACAACCGGAAGTTTAATTCAGGGTGAGTCACTGTCGTATTTAGGAACAATAACCATAAATTGGGTTGAAATTACTGCTGACAATACAATTCCGAGTGGAGTGCCTTGTGTGGCAGGCGTTGCAATCAGTTTAAGCAAATTAACGCTTTCTACCGATATGTTTCAAGATAAAAACCCCTCTTGGAATGATAACGGAGTTAAGTTTTTAACGAATTTTGCCGGCGGAAGAAAGACTGAGCCTCTTAACGCAGGAGATATTAAAGGGGTAAAATCCACGGCTGTGTTTTATCGTCGGGATAAACAATCGGAAAAGTTGTTTGTCAGACTGGGTGCAGCGTCTCAACTAAGGGATTACGGTACTCGCTCGAATAGAACATATACATATGAGTTAAAAAACTTGAATGACGATAAACCTATATTGTATAGTGACCTTGATTTAACTCCGACGTTTAACGCATATTATCTGATTGAAGGCAAGCAGGTTGATAGCAATGAAAAAAATGTATTTCACGTTGTCAGATATTGGGTTTTCGGGAATAACATTTTGGCGGGAAGTATAGGCAACAACAATACGCCAAATTGGCTCTCGAATTTTACCGGTTATCGTTTACGTCAGGCGTCGAGCAGGCGAGGGAAGAGTGGAACGTTACAGGCTCTTTTATCGAATGTGTCTAATGCGGTGTATTCGGATTCGGCTCAGTTAATGGATTCTCTGTATGCGGCAAGTTTATCGTCGAATACGTTCTTCTTAAAGGATATGAAAGGCAACATTTATATGGTCGCAATTTCAGCCCCGATAACCCAAACGATAAATACAAAATCGAATATTCAGGAAGTTACGGTATCAATTCCGTGGGAAGAAATCGGCAGTATGAAAAATATTGTTTTAATTCAAACTCCCGACGATGAGAATTGGGATAATCCCCGACAAAATTAAGGAGAACTATGGCTAATCAAAGCGAGCGTTATTTGCAATATTTGGACGCTTTATTAAATCCGTTTCAGAAACTGACAAAAGTGGAATTTCTTCAACCGGATAATTCCGTTGCCTTTTTTCTTAGTAATGAAAACGGATATAGACGTGGATATAATCCGAAATATCAATCTGCCGCATTAGTTCAAGATGGTACGCTCAATGTGTCGTTTCAGAACGGGGCAAGGCGTAAAGCAAGTATAAAATTATCGGATTTAGATAACGCGTTTGAATATAATGTCAACAACATTTGGTTCGGGCAGAAAGTCAGGCTTTTAATGGGGCTTGTTTTGCCTGACGGTACTGAATTTTACCTTCCCCAAATGGTCGGGCTTATTAAAAATCCGCAATCGTTATTGAGTGAAAACAGTAAGACCGTAACATTTCCGTTGGTTGATAAGTGGGCGAATTTGGATGGCTCTTTATTCGGAAATTTAACAGATACATATACGGTATCGCAAAACAGTGTTCAAAATTCTATTTATACCGCTATTGCGAATTTGTTAAAAACCTCGCAATACGATCATAAACTTACTTCGGACATTCTTGCAATGATTGATAATGTGTCGCCGATATTCACAAATTATTACGACAATAAGACTTATGACGTTAAGGACGGCGACGGCTCTCAAACGCGAACGGTTTATATGACCGCAGTTCCGTATAATATATCCAGAGACGGCGGCAGTACATTCGGTCAATTAGTGTTGGACTTAAACGAAATGCTGGCGGGAACGATAGGTTATGACCAGACGGGAGCGTTAAGATTAGACCCGTCGCAAACCGATATAAACGATATTGAAAAACCTGTCTTATGGCAGTTTACACAACGTAACAGCAACTTATCGCAAATATCGGAAACAATCAAGAGCGATCAGGTTTATAACGACGTAATCATCTCGGGCGGTGGAAACACTTCCGGCGGTGTCTGGGGAAGAGCGAGCAATAACGACCCGAATAGCGATACGAGTATACAGGCAATAGGACTGAAAACCTACCGGGAGACCAAAGCAAATTATTTCAACTCAAAACAATGTCTTGCGCTTGCCGAATATTACTTAAAGAGGAAGACTGTGTTGCAGAAATCAGTAAATATAACAAGCAGTCAAATGTTCCACTTGGTCGAAAATCAGTTAGTTTCGGTGCAGCGGACGGATAAGCCCGGCAGCCCAACGGAAAGGCACTTAATCAATTCATTTTCGTTGCCGATAGGTGAAACAGGTGCGATGACGATTAACGCAACAAGCGTAACTGATATTCCGAATTTTACCGTGACTTCCTCATCGGGAGTATAGGAGAAACTTATGCTTACAGATTTAACAGACAGTATTGCAATCAAAAGGGCGATTGAAAAGGTCGTTGACGAAAGGATTGCCCAAATTACAAAAGAGTGCCTAAGGACTTATAAAGCCCAAATTGTTTCAAAGACATCTACCAAAATGAACGTGAGACTTATCGGCGATATATCCTCGGTTATCTCCGTTCCGTATTCGACCGCAGTGGCGAATTCAAACGTCGGCGACTATATTTTTGTGGCTACGACTTACGATTCTTTCCGCAATGCCGTGGCTTGGTTGCCTGTCGATTTAAGTGTCGATACTCCCGTCGATATAGTCGATATAGGGGCAAGCAGTAGCGGTACATTTACCGATGAGCAGTATGCAAGATTGGAAAACGGGGCAATGATTAGAACGGCGATAAACTCTTCGTCTTCATTGTTTCAATTTTCAAATGAGGACAACTATACGAAATGGTATTATAGTTTTTCGCAAGACTTTTTTACTCGAAGTACAATCGCTATCACTAAGTCGTCCAAGTCTTATACCGTTTCGACGACATTTGGATTGGTAAAAGAAACAATAATGACGGCAGGGCGTCAGTTGTATTTTGAATTAAATACTATGTACGCGGTGCAGTGTTTCGATACTTCCCTTAATCTGGCAGATTTTACCATTGTCGGTGGTTCTAAGGACGGCGCGACAGGTAGGTTTGCTTTTGTATTTGTTGGCGACAAAATGCACGAGTCTTTAATTCTTTATCAAACCGGGTCGATTGTGATAAGCAATCTCGCTGCTACCTCGGGGGCATCAACAGGAATAAAACCTTCGGCAAGTACAAGCAAAATTAAATATTTCAAAATAGGTGGAGCATAAAAATAGCCCGTCGACTTCACTCGGCGGGCTGTCTTTTAATCTTTATTGGTTTCGTAGGCGGCTATTGCGGCGTTTAAGGTTGATTTCTTGTTGCCGTCGGGCAAATTATCGACGAGAGATTTAAGCCGTTTTATGGTGTCGTCAACACGCGTTTCGGCAGTCTCTTTATCCCGCTTTATGCGGTCGTTTTTTTTCTCTTTCCAATCTTCGACCATAACGTTATCAAGTCGCCATATTTGCTTTCTTAACAACTTCTTGCGGTCTTCGATTTCGGCAAGTTCTTGTTGCAATTCTTCCTTTTCGATTTTATTGCCAAACACGCTCTTTCCGATTAAATAAAACGAATCGAAGTTGTGTGTTTTGTCGCACTCTGTGATGTAATCTTCTTTGCCGTCCTCATATTTGATATAGGCAAGAACATAGTCCTTTCCGTTAAAAACTTTTTCGATTTTACCTTGTAATCCCGTAAATGATATCACCTTATCTCCGACATTAAATTTTATTTCGCTCATTGTTCTTTTGTTCCTTTAATTTATTGTAACAGTCTTTGCAAATTCCTGCGTATTTAGCCGTCCAAACAAGGTCGGAATTGAAACATATCTTTCCGCATATATTGCACGGC